GACTATTAATTTCTTTAGGTGTACCTAAAGTTTATAATTCAACAAATCCATTTGATTTTATGGAAAATATCGCTATTCAGGGTAAAACTAATTTTTTTGAAAAAAGAGTGGCTGAATATCAAAAAGCCGGTATAATGTCAAATAGTTCAATCGAGGACATGACAAATATAGATGATATTGAATTTTAATAAAAAAATAAAATGAAAGTTAAAAAAAGAGACGGTTCCTTAGAGGAAATGAGATATGATAAAATCACAAAAAGAATACAATATTTTTGTGATGATTTGGATACAGAGTATATTGATCCAACATTAATTACGTTAAAAGTAACTCAAGGAATATACGATGGTATCACAACAAATGAATTAGACGTATTAGCATCAGAAACTGCAGCGTCTCTCGTAACTACACACCCTGATTATTCTAAATTAGCCGGAAGACTTACTGTGTCTAATTTACATAAGACTACACCTAAAAAGTTTTCACAATCAATAAAAGAGTTATATTCTTTTATTGAAATTAAAACAGGTAAAGAATCTTCCTTGATTTCACAAGAAATATATCAATTTGTAATTCAAAATAAAGACGCTTTAGATTCTTATATAAAACAAGAAAGAGATTTTGATTTTGATTATTTTGGTATTAAAACATTAGAAAGATCATATCTTTTGAAAAATGGTCAAAAGATAATTGAGAGACCACAATATATGTATATGAGAGTTGCGGTGGGTATATGTAAGGGTGATTTGGAAATGGCATTTAAAATATACGATGGTCTTTCACAACATTTTTATACACACGCAACACCAACTTTATTCAATGCTGGTACTGTTAGACCACAAATGTCATCTTGTTTTCTGATTGGAAATAAAGGGGACGATATTGATAGTTTATTTGACACAATAAAAGATGTTGCGAAGATATCTAAATGGGCAGGAGGTATTGGATTACATGTTCACGATGTGAGAGGTAAAGGTTCATACATTAAAGGTACTGGAGGGGAATCTGATGGTCTTGTCCCTATGTTGAAAACATACAATGAAGTTGCTCGTTGGATTAACCAGTGTTTCTCTCCTGAAACATTATTATATACTAGTGAAGGTATAAAAAGAATAGATGAAATTAAAAGTGGTGATTTAGTTTTAACTAAAGAAAGAAAATATTCTGAAGTTGGTGAAGTTTTTTGTTATGACCAAAATGGTGGTATGATTGAAATTGAAACAAAATCATCATTAAAACCATTAATTTTAACAGATGGACATCCACTATTTGGGTTTAAAAATACTTATAATAGGATTTCTAGAGAAAATACTGATTACCTTAATCAATTAGAAAAGGGAATAGTAGTTCCTGATTGGATAGATAGTGGAGAATATAAAGTTGGTGATTTTATTGGTAAACCAATACCAAAAGAAATTATTGATGTTGATGATTTTACAGAAGATGATGCATTTATTTATGGATTATTATTAGGTGATGGTCATATTAGTAGAAAAGAAGTGGGAATATCATTCAATAAATTAACAAATGATAAAGAAGTTGATTTTGTAAAAAAATATTTATCTAAAAAAGATATAAATTTTTGGGAATATACTATCGATGATAAACCATATCTTTCTATAAGGTTTTCTTTATCTAAATTATCTTGGTTATCATATGAACAACTTTATGATGATAAAAAGAAAAAAAGAATAGATAAAAAATATTCACATTTACCATTAAATAAATCAATAAAAATAATTTTAGGTTTAATTAAATCGGATGGTGGTGTTTATAGAAAAAATGAAATCCATTTTTTTAATACTAGTGAATCTTTAATTGAAGATATATCCTATCAAATACTTAGATTTGGAGTACCAACATATGGTAAATGGACTAATAGAGAAAATAATAGTGTTTATTTAAAAGAAAATGGTTGTACACAAGAATTTACTTTTTCTTGTGATTTAAGAATACCTTCATTTAATGAACTTGCTACTTTATTAAATGTTGAAGAAGTCACCAAAAAAAATTGGATAGTATGGGATAACATTCTTTATACTAGAATTACAAGTATAAAAATGTTGGACAATTATGATGGTAAAGTTTATGATTTAAAAATAAAAGAAAATGATGAAGATCCTTCATATACTTTAACATCTTGTTTAGTTCATAATGGAGGTAAAAGAAAGGGTTCATTCGCTATTTACTTAGAACCATGGCATTCTGATATTTTCGATTTTATTGATTTAAGAAAAAATCACGGAAAAGAAGAAATGAGGGCTAGAGATTTATTTTTAGCTATGTGGACACCTGATTTGTTTATGAAACGTGTAGAAGAAGATGGTGATTGGTCATTATTTTCACCTGACGAAGCACCAGGATTATCTGATGTATATGATGACCCATATAAGTTTACACAAGAATTTACAGAATTGTATGAGAAATATGAAAAACAAGGAATCGCCAGAAAAGTAGTTAAAGCTAGAAAATTAATGGACGCTATTTTAACTGCTCAGATTGAAACAGGGACTCCATATATGTTATACAAGGATGCTGCAAATTATAAATCTAACCAAAAAAATCTTGGTACGATTAAATCTTCAAATTTGTGTTCTGAAATAATTGAATATAGTTCACCCACAGAACAAGCGGTCTGTAATTTAGCATCAATTGCATTACCGAAATATATTGTAGATGGTGAATTTAATCATCAATTATTATATGAATATACATACCAAATTGTAAAAAATTTAAATAACGTTATTGATGTTAATTTTTATCCAACTAATGAAACCAAACTGTCGAATATGAGACATAGACCAATAGGTATTGGTGTACAGGGATTGGCTGATGTTTTTTGTAGTTTAATGTTACCTTTTGAAAGTGATCAAGCGGATAAATTACAAACTGAAATTTTTGAAACTATTTATTTTGCGTCTTTATCTTCATCAAAAGATTTAGCTAAAGAAAATGGTCATTATGAAACATTTATTGGTTCTCCGTTATCTCAGGGTTTATTTCAGTATCAATTATGGAATAAAAAAGATGAAGATAACAGTGGTAGGTGGGATTGGAAGAAATTAAGAGAGGAAATTTTAATTTTTGGTGTTAGAAATTCATTATTAGTTGCACCGATGCCAACCGCATCCACCGCGCAGATATTAGGTAATAATGAGGCATTTGAACCATTTACAACTAATCTTTATACGAGAAGAACATTAAGTGGTGAATTTGTTATTATAAATAAACATCTTATAAAGATTTTATTGGATAGAAAAATTTGGTCAGAGGATATAAAAAAGAAATTAATTTATGAAAATGGTTCAGTTTTAAATATTCCTGAAATACCAACTGACATAAAAGAAATCTTTAAAACAGTATGGGAAATGTCACAAAAAAGAATACTTATGATGGCATCAAATCGTTCTGTTTATATTGACCAATCACAATCATTAAATTTATTTATTGATAATGTTACAAAACAAAAATTATTAGCTGCACACATTTATGGATGGAAACTTGGTTTAAAAACTGGTATGTACTATTTGAGAACAAGATCAGCGGTTGACCCATTAAAAGGATTAGGAGTTGAAATATCTAGTACCAAATTTACTTCAGATAATGTAGAAACATTGAGTAATAATAATTTAGTTCAAAATATAATTACTGAAAATAAACCAAACGATTCACTATTTGATTGTGATGGTTGCGGTTCTTAAAAGAATAGGTGACTCCCTCAAAGTTTACTGTCGTCAAGGCGTACCTTGAGCATCTATGTTTAGAAAATACAGGGGGTGAATATCTAAACACCTTTAATCCACTAACATAAATTAGTGGATTTTTTTTTTGGATATATTTATAATTTAAACGTTTGGTATGACATTAACATATGGTATCGATTTTCCATTTAGACGGAGTAGAACAGGTTCTTTTTTCGGTATGACCGAAACAACTGACAAAGAAATTAGGGCAAATTTATTACATTTAATTTTATCTAGAAAAGGTACTAGATATTATTTACCTGATTTTGGTACTAGATTATATGAATTTATTTTTGAACCAAATGATTCTATAACTTTTAAAATGATAGAAGATGAAATCAGAACAACAGTTAAAAAGTTTATACCAAATTTAGATATAACAGAAATAAGAATAACACAAGCGGATCAAGATACCGAAGAATTATCAAGTGTTAGTGAAGAAAGTGATAGTCGATTATTCAGAGTTTCAAATGAATCTTCAAAACCATACACTGCAAAAGTTAGAATAGATTACGATATTAATAACGAACCATTTAGTTCATCTGATTTTATAATTATTAACATATAACATGGGAAAAAAAATTTCATACGCAACTAGAGATTTTGCGGGTTTAAGACAAGAATTAGTTAATTTAACTAAAGAATATTATCCTGATTTAGTAAAAAATACTAATGACGCATCTATATATTCTGTTTTATTAGATTTAAATGCTGCGGTTGCGGATAATTTACATTTTCACATTGATAGGGTTTGGCAAGAAACAATGTTAGATTTTGCACAACAGAGACAATCCATTTATCACATGGCTAAGACATATGGTTTAAGGATACCTGGAAATAGACCTTCAGTTGCTTTATGTGATTTTTCTATAAACGTACCTGTTAAAGACCAAAAAGAAGAAGATAGTTATTTGGGTTTAATAAAATCTGGTGCTCAAGTTTCTGGTGGTGGACAATCATTTGAAACAATTGAAGATATTGATTTTTCAAATCCTTTCAATAGTAAAGGAGAACCAAATAGATTAAAGATACCAAATTTTGATGGTAATAATAATTTACTTTCATATACGATAGTAAAAAGAGAGCCTGTAGTAAATGGTGTGACAAGAATTTTTAGAAAAGTTATTACGGAAGTAGACCAAAAACCATTTTTAAAAATTTATTTACCTGAACAAAATGTTTTAGGTGTAACTTCTGTTATTCATAAGGATGGAACATCTTTTGGTGGTAATCCAACAGATTCTGAATTTTTAGATATAACAAACAAATGGTATGAAGTAAAATCTTTAATACAAGATAAAGTTTTTATTACTGACACAACTAGTGCATCTGATAGAGATAATTTTAAAGCTGGAAAATATATAAGTGTAAGTAATAAATTTATTTCAGAATACACACCAGAAAATTATTTTTATTTAACTTTCGGTAGTGGTAACGTTGAACCGATAAATAATTTAGATGATTATATGTCCGGAACATTAAAAGTTAATTTGGGTACATATTTAAATAACATGTCATTAGGTACACTACCTAAAGCGGGAACAACTTTATTTATAAAATATAGAATAGGTGGTGGTAAAGATAGTAACATCGGTGTTAATGTAATTACCAGTATAGATGATGTTGATTTTATAGTGAATGGAAATAACTCATTCAAAAATAGTCAAGTTATACAATCATTAATTGTAACCAATATCACACCAGCGATTGGTGGTGCCGATATTCCATCAATAGATGAGATAAGAAACATGATTAGTTATAATTTTGCGGCACAGAATAGGGCGGTAACATTAAATGACTATAAATCATTAATTGAAACAATGCCATCAACTTTTGGTGCACCTGCTAAAGTTAATGTCATGGAGGAAGATAATAAAATAAGAATAAAATTATTATCTTATGACCAAAACGGTAATTTATCTGATGTTGTTTCTACAACATTAAAAAACAATATATTAAATTATTTAGCGGAATATCGAATGATTAATGATTATGTTGATATAGAGAGTGGTCAAGTAATTGATTTAAAACTTGAAATAGATTTAGTAATAGATAAAAATGGAAATCAAACGGATATTGTTAGAAATGTTATTGAAGAAATAATAGATTATTTTAGAATTGAAAAAAGAAAAATGGGTGACCCTTTATTTGTTGGTGATTTAAATAGATTAATAGGACAAGTTAGTGGTGTTGTTAACGTCATCGATAATAGAGTTTTTAATCTTACAGGTGGGGAATATTCAAGTTCTGAAGTTGCTCAATTATATGTTAATAATCAAACAAAACAAATTCTACAATCTGATATGACAATTTTCATGAAATCTAATCAAATTTTTCAAATTAGATTTCCAAATAAAGATATTAAAATAAGAGTCAAAACTGTCGGTTCGACTACCTTTTAATTTTTATTTTATCTATTTTTATAAAAAAGAGATAAAATTCTATTTATATAAGAATGATACAAAAACACAGAATTTCAACAAATATAGGTAGAGACCAAAAAATCACAGTTGAATTAAAACAAGATTATGATTTATTAGAGATACTATCCTTAAAATTCACACAAACAGATATTTACACATCAATGTGTTCTGATTACGGTGTTGTGGTGGGAAGAATATCAGTAAATAATGGTTTTGGTATACCAAACGCAAGAGTTGCTATATTTGTACCTATTACTGAAGAAGATACAGAAGACCCTGTTATATCTGAATTATATCCATATACTAGTATTTCTGATAAAAATGCGTCAGGATTTAGGTATAATTTATTACCATCAAGACAACAACATGGAGGTCATTCACCTACAGGAACATTTCCTGACCAAAAAGATGTTTTAAATAGAGAAGAAATATTAGAAGTTTATGAAAAATATTATAAATATACCGTAAAAACTAATAGTTCAGGTGACTTTATGATATGGGGTGTCCCTATCGGTACTCAAACTATTCATGTAGATGTTGATCTTTCAGATATTGGTTGTTTTTCTTTAAGACCTGATGATTTTATTCGTCAAGGTGTTGGAGTAGATTCATTTAAAAATGAATACACATTTAAAAAATCTGAAGACATTGACTCATTACCACAAATTGTTACATTTAATCAAACAATAGATGTCTATCCATTTTGGGGTAATGAAGAATTATGTGAAATTGGTATCACAAGAACAGATTTTGATTTATCAAATAAAGGAGTTAGAATAGAACCAAAGGCATATGTTATCGGAGGTACATTTACAGATATAGGAAAAACATCAATAAATAAAAATTGTATCCCAACAAAAAAAATGGGTCGTAAATGTGATTTAGTTACGAAAACAGGAAGAGTTGAAGCAATAAGGTTTACGAGTAAAAAAGATAATAAATATAGACCTATTCTTGAAAATGTTGAATTAAATGAGGATATAGACGAAGATGGTTCATTCATAGTACCTGTTGTAATGAATATGGATTATTTATATACAAATGAATTTGGTGAAAATGAATATACAAATGACCCAAATAAAGGAATCCCAACATCATCTTGTTATCGTTTTAGAATTAGTTTATCAGACGAAGGGTTAGAAAGGGTTAGAACAAACGCAGATTATTTAGTACCAAATATTAGAGAATATGAAGATGATGTTGATAGGTCATATTCTTTTTCGACAAATTATGATGATTATCCTGAACATGCCGTTGAAAATTATATTCTTAATAATGAAAACGGATTCTATTACCCACAAGATTATTTTTATCGATTAAATTATAATAAAGTTTATACGGTTTCTTCGTTTCAGGATACCCATATCCCTAATCAATCAACCATAGGTAGATCTAAAGATAGATTTTTAGGGTTAAAAGAATTAGTTCCAACAGAAGAAGAAGATTGTGCTGGTGCTACGTTAACTCCACCAGTTAATTATGGTTTTAAAAATTATACATTTCAATTATTAATTGTGGATGTATTATTATTATTTGAACAATTAATAAATTTGTTTACGTTAGCTATAATAAATACACTTGTTTATATTTTACATGAAATTGCAGATTTACTTAAAAATCTTCTTACAGAAAAAATATCAAGAGGGGTTAGAAAGGCAGCTTTTCGTTTACAAAATTCAACACAAAGAACATTATATTTAATAACCTATCCTGAATGTGAGCAATGTAATGATGAAGAATATGGTCCGCCACCAAAAGATGGGAAAATTTTTGAAAAATGTGATGTGGGTGAATTAGAAATTATTGGTTCACCAGACGATTTAAATAGAACTTTATCAGTAAATAACGACATATATATATCAACACCATACCAAGGAGTTTGTAGTGGAGCAACCCTTATATGGGATACTGACCAATGTACAAGTGCGTTAAATTTTGTTGATAATCAAGAAGAATATGAATTATTGGTTACTATTGGTGTTGAGCAAAATATTATTGAATTATCAAACATAACGTCGTCAAATGACACTGGTTTTAGTATAGCCCCTTTATACGACAGTGGATTTATTTGTACTGGATATACTTTAACATTTCAAGATCCTGATAAAATTTTTAGTGAAGACAAAGAATATTTTTGCGAAATTAGATATAAAGATTTAATCATCGAATCTTTTAATACAGATGAAATGGAGTCTGGTTGTAGTATTTATGATAAACCATATGACGATGATATCATTTCAATGTATTTTGTTGGTGATGAAAGAACAGAATATTTACCAAATTTATTACCTCCTAATTCAACTATTAAAGCAAGTAGGATAACTGATAAAGAATCATACGGATTACCTACCTCATATGCTGGAATGGCATTTGAACCAAAAACACCAGTAGATTCTAACGGTTATGCGTTTTCCGAATTTAGTAATGGTATTTTTTATATAGTACCAGGAACTCAAAGTATTGGAAGAATATATGATATATTAATAGAATTTAGAAGAAGAAAAAGAGTCGCTTTAATGTTTTGTGGGGGTATTGTAAATTATGGTTTCATAAATAATTGGTTAAGTGGTTCATTATATTTTTTCCAATTTAAATCTAAAGTTAGATGGAAGGACGAAGAAATACTTGATTTAAATTATAATCAAACAAATTATTGTGAAAAATTAGTTTATTATAAAGTTAGTGAAACAAATACCGAAAGTGCGGTTAAAAGATTTTATTATCGTTCTTCAAGTTTCAATTTAAATACCGCTCCTTATTTTGGTATAGTCGATAATACACCTTTTATAGGGCCAAATTTCATTAGATTAAATCATCCAACAACAATGGTCGACTTAGGACCTAGAGATGAATTTATAAAAGAAATTTGTACAGACCCATCTTTAGATCCTAATTGTTCAGTTATTAGATCCATTGGTCCAACATCGTTTCAAAATTTTGGAGAACTACTTGGTTTAGTAATAAATTATCGATTGGATGTGGAAGATAAGTCATTTAAGTTGGATAATTTTTTTAATAACGAAGGTGCTTCAGATTTCGGTCATAGTGAAGTTTTAAGTGGTGATATTTTACAATTAATTTCAATAAACAACGAAGTAGGAATAGAGGAATTTAACTTACAAAATCAAAATTATTTGGGTTATTCATATGATATGTTAGACCCTGAAATATATCCAAATGTATTTAAAAATAATACTAATATTTGGGGACCCACACCTATTACTTTACAATTTGATGAAGACGGTACTAGAGTTAGATATTGTTTAAATGATGTTGGTAGATTAACAGAATCATCACAAGTTGTTCCTTTTTTCTTATGGGATAAGAAAGGAACTGGATTCGGTGATTATAGTGAAAATAATAAAACTTCACAATTTTGGGAACTTGATAATTATGTGGCGTTACCATTACAAGGAATGACATATGGGTATAATCTTACCGGATCAACTGATAACCCATCGGATAAATATTTATTACCCCCAATAACATATACTTTTGATGGATTAACATTAACGGGATCAACTGATACTTTTCTTGAATTTGATGTTATTGAAGATTCTGATAATCATTCGACATACAATAATCAATATCCTGGTTTTACATATTTATGGGTAACTGGTGGTACGATTTCAGAACCAACGTCAGGTATATTATATACCAGATATGGGAGTGGAGGTACATGGCATTCACTAAATTGGGACAGTACAAAAATATTTATAATAAAGAAAACACAAGATTATTATAATGGAAATAAACAAATACTATCTACACCTTTCCAGTTTTATTTTGGTTTAAGACCTGGAAATACTGGATTAGATAAATTTATAAAACGATTTGGACCTTTAGGTGCATTTCCTTCATCTGAATAATGGAAAAGAAAAAATTAATATTACCGTCCAAGAAATTTTTTGGAGCAATTGACGAGGATTTAAATTTAAAAATAAATTTAGATGAAAGTAAAAATTTACTTAGAGAGGGTGATAGAACTATATTATTAGATACTTCCGTTTTATTTTCCAAAGAACGAAACGAAAGTACGTATTATAAGGTACACGGAAAATTAAAAATGGTTTTTCGTAACTTATATAGTGGTTCTACTGGTTACCAACCTTTAAAAAAAAATCTTTATTTAATAAATGATGATGGTGTTAATTTTAATGGTTATTTACCATATAATGAATTTGCATTTTTAAGAAATGATGTTAAACAAGAAGTTAATAATCCCGTATCAACCTCAATTCTCTCTGGTTTCACACAAAATATCGTAGTTTCAGGTGGAACTCAACATGTGGAAATAACACAGTCCAATGCACCTTACCATAATTGGAATATTTGTTTATCTTATGTTTATTCTGGTGATACTAATCACCAAATGAAATATACATTAACAGGAAATACAGTTTATAGTTTCAAATCGCAAGATGGTATACCTTTTAGAGTTAAAGAAACAAAATCTACATATATATTTACCAGTCCGGTAAATCATGGTATATCTAAAGGTGAGTTTATTGTTATCTCAGGTGGAACATTAAATAGTACGGTCCCGTTATCAGGAAGAACCTTTTCGGTTATTTCGGTTGGTGATGAAAATTTTAATTCTGAAAACCATGTTTTAGAAATAAATAAATCTGAAGTCCCTTCAGGTACTACTTTATCTAGTGTTATTTTAGGAAAAAGATGTATAAATAAAAATAAATTAAATGAAACTATTTCTGAATACTATGTTCATAAACATAAAGTATTGAGTATCGGAGATGGGTTTGTTCTTGATAATATTGGATTTGAATCTTCTATTTGGGAAGACGAAAAAAAACTTATATTTAAAAATAGTGTAGGTGAAACTAATAATTTAGTTTTTAGAAATAAAATGGAATCTTTAATATACGATTTTAAGACCCCATTTTCATTAAATAATTTAACAAATAATTTAGGATTTTTACCAACAGACGTTTATGTCTCCATTATTTTTAAAAATAAAAATGGATATTTTGATTACCCATATAAAGTTGGTTATAAATTTAATTTTCACGATACTTGGGTTGATCATCATTTTAGTGGAAACACTTCAATGGAAACAACAGTACCTTATGGTAGTTTTATAAAATCTAATATAACATTTATTTCAGGTAACACGATAACAACAGGAACTACATTAACAGGTGGGTTCATTGAATATAATAAATCAGAATTAAAAGAAAGGGTTGTTAGTGAAGCGTTTCATAAATTAACATCACCCTTAGATGTTTTTAACCACGACCAAGATGATAATTCAACATATTCTGGTGTTTCAATAGACAACAAAGTTGGATTATACTACCAACCACATTATAAAGTTAAATTGAGAGAACTATCACCATATGTAGAGACATCAATTACTAATGAGATATATGGTTTACCCCAAAACGCTAAATATTTTGAAAACGAAGGATTATGGAAATGGAGAGATTTATACGAACATGGTTTTATTGATCCTGATGGTAATGGTACAAACTATCCATTTATAAATAATATTCATTATGTTAAAAATGATATTAATTTCTATTTAAGAAATGAACAACAATATAGAAATAAACAAGATGGAATGATAAAAATTAAAAGATTTAAATGTTAAAGTGAAAATATTAAGAAAAAATACAAGTCAAAATTTAATTTTAAATACAGACCAAACTTTTAAAACGGATTTAGGTTGGACTGATAACGCTGAAACAATGGAAAAAGAAATATTGTATCAGATTATTAATCCTGTAGAAAATTATGAAACTGTTAGATATATACATAATCCTTATATTAATACTAATGGTTTCTCACAAACAGATATTTGGTTTTATTTTTATTTTGGTAAGTATGAATATGAAATTATAAGTCCAATTGACCAATCAATTACGGGGGTAACTTTTGAACAAGATTATAGGTTAAAAGATATTAGTTTACAAGAAAACGCCTTAATGTTAAAACAATTAACAGGAAGTTTTTTCAGGTTAGAATTTTATAAAACACCTAATGACGAGGTACCAACCAATATTAATAGAAGATTGGTTTTTGCGAAAAATTTATCATTACCTGTTGGTGAAAAAATATTTTATACAGGAACAACAGAAGGTGGAACTATTCCTCTTAATGATTATATATATTTTCCTGTTTTTATGGGTTCAAATTATAAAAATAAAGAAAATATGTATCTCTTTTGGTTTACGGATGATTCACCATTTAATGAAACAACATTAACTGGAGATACATTTTACATGACCGCCAAATTTTATAATTCAAAAAATGGTGAAGTGTTTGATTTTACAAACAAAACTAAAACACCAAATGGTATTATAACCGAACAAAATGATTTATATTATAAAGTAATTATAAATAGAACAAATTACACATACGAGGTATATGAATTTAATGGTTCAATAGGGTCAAGAATAGGAAAATCCAATAATCCAATAGTTTTTTATGAAAGATTTTTATAATGACAAAAAATACATATAAAATATTAAGAAAGAACATACCTAATATAAAGTTACATTCTTTAACAGGACAGTATTGGTATGATTATTTAAATAATTTAGTACCATGGTCTAACTCTACAACACTTCCACCTTCAAATGGTGATATTGTATATAATGTTTCAAATAATCTACCTGAAGGGTATTATACGTGGTCAGGTTCGACTTGGGTATCAATCACTGAAACAACCGCAATTGGTAATCACGATATACCTATATTTTTAGAATCTTCAGTTGATGAAATGGGTGTTATGGTTGGATTTGACGGTAATATAGAACAAATAGAACAAATATGTAATTTTTCATACACACAAACAGGTAATGTTTTACAAGTTTATAATACTGTTGACACTAGCAAAGTTTCTGAAATAAATGAAATAGTTTTTACGGTTGATTGGGGTGATTCAACTACAAGTTCACTTGTTGCACATACAGGAACATTACTTAATTCTGTTTCAAAAACATATTCCACTAACGGAATTAAAACTGTATCCATTTCACTTGATACTCCATGGTTAGATTTTAAACTTTCAAAACAAATAACAGTACCTTCAAATACAACTGTTTCAAATCCATTAGGTATGTTTAGTGGTTTTACGATTCCATACACAACAATAACAACACAAAGTTTAAATTATTTGAATAACTACGAGTATTCTACTGTTGGAACAACAGGTTACACAACATTCAATTTCGCCGCAATAGGTAAAAGTAGAATTAATGAAAAAAAACTTTATGGGTCTAATACATATGTTGGTGTAACCGTAGGTACAGAATCGGGATTAAGTTATAGTGGATATACAATTGAAAATCTTTTTTATAAAGATTTTAATGATGGTATTACTACTATTACAGGTTCAACTTCAGGTTTTTCAAAAGAAGAAGTTATGAATTTTCTCATAACTCGTAACGAACATTTCCTTGGTTTTATTGATGAACCAACCATTTTTTCTGATATTTTTGTTGAAAGAGGTAAACAAGGTGTTTTAGAAAAAACATTAAGATTATGTGAAATTGATAACATTGGTGAATTAGAATTTTACGGAAATGGGTATTTTAATATAAAAAAACAATAAGATTTATATTTATTAGTAATATAAAAAATTAAAAAATAATTTAAGATGGCGATTGGTTCATATGGTATAATTAGACCGGCAGATGTTTCACCTGAAGATGTGGAAATTTATTATCATTATGTCTCAGATAGGACGAGTACCGTTACTGCGACATTAAAAAAATTAAATTCAAGTAATGTATTAACACCAGTTTTCCATAACGCACAAACAACCGATGATGCTTCAGCACCTAATGTTGAAATTTTAGGTGGGTTATATAATTTAAAACTATCATCGTCCGATTTTTCTGAATTAGGAATTTACACAATACACATAAGACCAAAACAAATAAGAACAACGATAACTGATTGTGGTATTTTAGCGTCATTACCGTCTGTTAGGGGTTTAATAATTGATTTAAGTAATATACCTGCGGTAGACAGAAATAAGTTCACACCACAAGGTTTAGTTGGATATAGAGTAGAGTATATTAATACTTTAGATAATAAAAAAATACCTAATTTTTATAGAATTGTTACATCATCTTTTTATTGTACACCGATAGTTTCTAATTTAACCAGCACTAATCAAAAATCGATAAGGTATCAATATAGTGAACAAACAACAAATTTAATTTTTTTAACGATAACACCATCGTCCGCACCTTCAAATAAACCTAATACAGTACCTTTTATTGGTTTACCATCACAAAAAATTATATTAACAAATACATTTTTTAACCCAACAACATTAGAGGTTGAAATGGTTGAACACGATACAAGTACATTAGCACATGCATTGTACGGTAATCAAAGTAAAGCGGTTTCTCAGGGAATTTATACAATATATGACAATAATAATAATATATACAAACAATATAATCTTTACGAAGTTAAAGACGAATTTAATGAAACTCTATTCGAAATTCGTGAAGAAAAGACAGATATTGATGAAACTTTAAATTTTGATACTATTACAGAATAATGGCTAAAAGAAAAGTACCGAGTCAAGTTGCGAGTGGGGCAGAAACCTTTAACGATAATTTAGTTGGAAGACAAATTACCAACGGTAGTTCTTCTTTAGCTAATACGGTTTTTGAGATAGACAAAGTCATCCCTGAAAAAGATGATAAAGATTTTAGATCTAATCCATTTTCAGAATTTTTAACTTTAGATACTTTAGAAAAAAAAGATGGTGATGATATTAGTTCGTCACAGAAAAGAAAACAAAATAGAACAAAATCTATTCGTTTTAAAAATAATAAAAGAAATGCAGATAAATCTTTATTTGGTTCTTTAAAGGAAAGATTATTGGTATCCGTAACAAGAATTATCAATAATTTTCCTTCTGGTATTCAAGTTATTGCAGAAGGTCCAATTTCAAATAATATATTTTCGGCTTATAATATTTCATATGATGTTAGTTTAAACAGAACAACATTTTATGTTCAAACAAGTAAACTATTTAATCCTTTTAGTATTATTTTAGTTACACCAAATAGTTTTTTAAAACCAACTACAGAAAATGAAGATAGGAATTTCTATTCTTCATACAAAAAATATGTTTTATTTTTAAACAATAACACATATCCGATAATTAATTATACCGAACCAAATTCTTCAAATGAATTAATATTGGTTGTTCATGGTAATCCTTTTAATTCGTTAGCAACATTTTCAAATAATTTTATACTTAGACCTAATGACGGTATAGTCGAAGAATTTTTTTCTGAATTAGATGAAATTGAAGAATCTCTTTTAAATAGAGAAACATCACCTATTTATTCGACTAGATTCGAATTACCTTTAGATGATAAAAATGGGGGTACAACATTACAAAATTTAGAATATAATTGGCCATTATCAAATGATAAATGGAATATTGCAATTACAGGATTAGAATTTGAATCTTATGTTGAAAATTTAAGAAATATTGCTGACGAAATAGATGATTATAAATCTAATATTGTTGTTAGGTTTTTAGCGTCACCTCAATTATTCGAATTTGATACAGATGACAAAAGTGCACAAAGTATATTTCAATTATACGGACAAAGTTTTGATAATGTAAAAAAATATATAGATAACATCGCTTACATGAGAAATGTAAGTTATGATGGTATTAATAACTTACCAGATATTTTATTAAAAAACTTATCTGAAAATCTTGGTTTATCTTCTGTTAATTTATTTGATGAAAAATCATTGAATGATATTCTATATTCACGTTTAACATCAAACTACGATGGAATACCGTTAGGTTATAATTTGATGGATGCAGAATATGAATTCTACAGAAGACTTTTAGTTAATTTAGCGTTTATTTTTAAATCAAAAGGAACTAGATCATCAATTGAGTTCTTTTTAAAATTTTTAGGTGCGCCAGAACCTTTAATAAACATAAGAGAATATGTTTATGATGTAACTTCTTTTCCTTCAAGTTTCAATTTAGAACAAGACATTTACGATGTTATTAACGGTGAAAAAGTATATTACATTGCAGAATTTAATACAACAAACTACACATATACTAAAACATCCATAAATGGTGTAACAAATTTTAGTAGATTTGGTTATCCTGTTGATGAGAACACAAACTTACCTAGAAGGGCGTTTAGTGAAACAGATGATGTATTTTTTGAAAAGGGTTCTGGTTGGTATGATATAACATTGGACCATAGATCTTCAACTATTCTTGATGAAGAAAATTCTAATTTAACTGGTAGGGTAAAAACAATAAAAACTAAAAATAAATCTTATACCTATGGTGAAGATTATTTTGATATATTTAGAACATTACCTGGTTTAGATACTGGATTTGGTTTAGAATCAAGAGTAGATAATGTTAAATCGCATAATGCTGACGAAAATTCATCATTAACTCTAAACAGAAAAAATATTTCAATACATATTGGACCTTCAAATGCGATAAATTATGATATATACAGAAAATCAAGAAATTTAGGAATATCATTTGGTACTGCAACTTTAGAACCACAAACAGGTGTTACGTTTGCTCAATTTGTTGACAACTTTATTCATAAACAAATAAAGAACTCACATACAATAAGATATAAAAAGAATTATATTGTTCTTGAAGATATATATAGAGATTATATTACAAAAGGAGGGTTCACACCTTTTACATTTATTGATTCCAATGAATTTGTCGATAAAATTAGTCCATATTGGATTCAATTAGTTGAACAATTATTACCGGCAACTACTTTATGGTCAGGAGGTAATTTGGTTGAAAATAATTTATTTGGAAGACCAAAATATCCATATAAACTTGATTGTCAACCAAAAGAATTTATAGAAGATTTATATCCAAATTTTGAAATTACCATAGGTGAAGATATCGAGACATTAATAGGTGAAGAAGAAAATTTCAGAGGATTATTAAATTTAACTGGTGTTACATATTACCCTGTTATTGAAATAGATGGAATAATTTATGGTGGTCCAAATTATGGAAGTTTAACTGACGAAATGACAATTGTTGTTAGTGGGACTTCAAATACTTCAGTAAGTGCTAAGTTATTTAATCCATTCCCTATGACGGGTTGTACGGATTTAGTTAATAATGATCCTGTAAATTTAGCATTAATATGTGAATATAAAGATTTTTTAAATCCAGATATAAATAAGATAAAAGAATTATGGTTAAATGCGTTAATAAATTTAATTGAGTCTATTACAATAACTAGATATTCATCAGGTTATGAAAATTATGGTCCTTTTATTGATGAAACGGGTGAATCCCACCCAACTGAAACATTACCATTAGTAAATTACGAAATATTCACAGACCAAAATGGTGATAAATTAGTTAAATTTTCATCTTTAAAATATGGAATTAATAACTGTTCGGTAAAAAAATATTTTAATTATAGATTTGAAACAGATTATCAAACAATTAAATCTATAAACAGATTAAGTGTTCAATTAAGTGGTGACGGTGTTTTTCATTGTGAAGATCCTGTTGGGTGTGTTATGGTTTCGGATATCTTTATTGATATTGTCGGTAATAAATTTGGGGTACAAAATGGAAATAATTGGCCATTTTACATATATGCAAATTGTGTTAGTGGACATAGTGAAAATAGTGATGTTTACATTGAAAAAGTCGATGGTTATGATTGTAAATTCAAATTAACAGGTGTCACTGAATATGATGAAATAGATTTCAACATTATAGATTCTGCCAATAATGAGGTTAAGTTTAAATTATTAGGGTTAAAACCTAAAATTGATTATAGTACACAAACAAACGAAAAAAATGTAATTACAAATTTTCAATTACAATCATATTCTGGAACACCCGAAAATGTTATTGAAGTAGTAAATGGAAATACATTATGTGATGATTTTATTTGTTATACAGTAGAACCTAATGTTCAATATGAATCTAATTTTAATTATGGGTTAAAAGAAGATAGTATTGTGTTAGTTGTTCCAAGTTATTTAACAATTAATAATAACACAACTAAAGAAAATATTAGTTCATATATAACAGATGGTACAATAATTAAAAAAACCGTTTATGATTTAAATATTGGTGAATATATTTTATCTGTTAATTATTTACCTTTTTCAGAATTTACTAATTATCAATTTACCGAGGCATATATAAATGGTTATTCTTTTACTTATGATTATTCAAAATTATTAGTTACTGATAAATTATGTTTAGGTTCGGTAAAGAAAAATATAATCACAGGAAAAACTTCAAATGGTGATTTTGAAATTTTTGAAGTTTTACCAACAACACAATTACGTGTTTATTCTAATAAATATATTGAAGATTTTGGGATGGTTACAAACGGTATCTATCATTTTGATGATAGATTTCCTGAAGAATTACAAACAAAACCAACAAGTATTGTCGAACCATGTTGTGTTACTTTAACAAACCTATATAATAATGGGGATTATTTAATTAATCAATATGGTAATTTAATTGAAGTTATTTCAGTTGATTTGAACTATTGTGATATTAGTTTATATTTTAATATAAATGTTACCAAAAATGGGTCCATATTTACAGACCAAGATTTGGTTTTATTTGATGGTAATTCGAATCATCAAATATTAATCAAACACTTATATGAAAAACATCCTAATACTAATTTTGATTTAGGACAATATTATATAGATGGGACATATTGTAACACTATTCCTTCGAACGAAGATTTAAATAAATCTTTCTTTTCATGTATACCACCAACACCAACTCCGACTAGTACAAGTACACCAACTCCGACTAGTACAAGTACACCAACTCCGACTAGTACAAGTACACCAACTAGTTCAGAAACTCCAACACCAACTAGTACAAGTACACCAACTAGTACAAGTACACCAACTAATACTGAAACACCAACACCAACTAGTACAAGTACACCAACTAGTACAGAAACACCAACACCAACTAGTACAAGTACACCAACTAGTACAGAAACACCAACACCAACTAGTACAAGTACACCAACTAGTACAAGTACACCAACTAGTACAGAAACACCAACACCAACTAGTACAAGTACACCAACTAGTACAAGTACACCAACTAGTACTGAAACACCAACTAGTACAGAAACACCAACACCAACTAGTACAAGTACACCAACTAGTACAGAAACACCAACACCAACTAGTACAAGTACACCAACTAGTACAAGTACACCAACTAGTACAGAAACACCAACACCAACTAGTACAAGTACACCAACTAGTACACGTACACCAACTAGTACAAGTACACCAACTAGTACTGAAACACCAACTAGTACAGAAACACCAACACCAACTAGTACAAGTACACCAACTAGTACTGAAACACCAACACCAACTAGTACAGAAACTCCAACACCAACTAGTACAAGTACACCAACTAGTACTGAAACACCAACTAGTACAGAAACACCAACACCAACTAGTACAAGTACACCAACTAGTACAGAAACACCAACTAGTACAGAAACACCAACTAGTACTGAAACTCCAACTAGTACAGAAACTCCAACACCAACTAGTACAAGTACACCAACTAGTACAGAA